ATCATTAAAGTTTTTTAGTATCTCCATGTCTACCGAACACAACAAACCTACACAAGGTTATCAAGGTGAAATTGCCAAAGTATTAGATCAAATCGAAGCCTTGGGTTTGACACCGAGGCGAGCTCGTGTTACTTGTTTAAAAGCAGGAGCTAAATCATTGGTACATAAAGATGCTGATGATAATGAATATATGGTTAGAATTCATATTCCATTGATAACTAACAGTAAGTGTAAATTTATTATGGCGGGTACAGATTTGTATATGGAAGCAGGTAATGCTTATATGGTTTGGGTAAATGATTGGCACCAGATTCGTAATGATTCTGACCAAGATAGATATCATATTATTATGGATGCTTATGATACAAAACATATTACACAAAATTTTAAATATGAAGCTAATATTCAAGAGCTATTTGATTTTCATAAATCTGTAAGAGAAAAGATTACTGAATCGGTAATTACACCAGAAGAATTTGAAAGATTTGAAGCTGTTCGTCAACAATTTGTTACAAAGTCAAAACATGTTTAATTTTTGTCCTCCTAAAGAGTTAATCGATTTAAAATCTGAAACCTTTCCTGATGGTAAGCGATATTACACATTAGAGGATGGTACTCGATTACCTTCCGTCACCACGGTGCTTGGCGCCCAAAAGAAGGAAGCCATCATGAAGTGGCGCAAGAGAGTTGGTGAAGTAGAAGCCAATCGAATATCTAAGCAAGCCACAGGCCGTGGTACCAATGTACACACTCTATGTGAAAGATATTTGAACAACGCCAGATTGGGTACAATCATGCCTGATGCGTTAGAAATGTTCCAGTCACTCAAACCATTATTGAATCGTATCGACAACATTCATTATCAAGAATGTGCATTGTGGTCCAAACAATTAGGTATGGCAGGCCGAGTCGATTGTATCGGTGAATTTGATGGAGTATTATCTGTAATCGATTTCAAAACCTCCAAAAGAATTAAATCATTGGGTGATATTGAAGATTACTTTTGGCAGACTGCGGCTTATAGCCTCATGTATGAAGAAATGATTGGTAATCCAATCGATCAATTGGTAATTATTATGGCAGTAGAGAATGAACAACCGATGATCTTTATTCAAAAAACTGAAGATCATATTCCAGGTTTAGTTAAGGCAATTAAATATTACAAGGAACAAAAATGAAAAAATTACTATTAAGCTTTTTACTCATTGGTGCAGGAATGGGAGTATGTGTTACTAGTCAAGCTTCTAGTTGCCCTGATTTGTATAATGGCACACCAATCGAAGTAAAAGGTACGGTTGAATTATGTAATACTTTCTTTGTTTCACTATATGATAAAGGTAATCATCGAGTGATTGTTGTGGCTGAACATTTGAAACATGGTTCTATTGGTTCCGCAGAAAGACTTAATCAATTTCATTCAGATGATAGGATTGGTAAGAATCCATCACCTACACAGTACAGTAATACTGGTTTCGATAAAGGTCATATGGCGCCCGCTGGAGATTCTTCTAACGCAGCGGAGATGTATCAAACATTTTTAATGACTAACATGACACCACAAAAACCAACACTTAACCGAGAGGCTTGGAGAATGTTGGAAGAACACACTAGAACATTATTCACACAATCAAAATCCGATATGTATGTGGTTAATATTGCTGTATATGCTGGTAATAATAAAATGAATGGTATTCCTGTACCAACCGGATACTGGAAGATTATAACAGTAGATGGCGCAACCACTTATTATTATGCAGATAACGTAGATAAAGCTCCGGTAGTACAAAAACCAAGAGTAACTATTGAATCTTTATTACCACAATAAGGTTGACAAGGCCTAAATATTACAGTACAATGACCATATAAATTAAGGAATCAATCATGAAAGTTAAGAAGATTGTTAAAGAAATGTATATGGCATGCGTTACACATGATGTAGCTAAAGAAAAAGAACTTTGGTTAAAAGCTATTAAAAAATCTTTGAAACATAAAAACACAACCGCCATTAAATAGGAAAATTGCTTATAAAACTACAATTCTGAATCCGATGCAATAAGGATTCTGCCAATTCGCCGGTGACGCTCACCGAATTTCAACACTCCACACAATAAAATCAAATTCGCAATTGGAGACCAAGATAACAGATTAACGTTATCGTAATCAAACAAGGAGATATGATGTTTAACAAACACAAATCCAAAATAGTAACAATCGCAGTATATTTTTTAACTTTCATTTTTATGGATCCATCCCTTTCTGGAGGATTCACAGATTTTATACTTAAAAAACAAATTAGTTCAGATTATAATAAACAGGTTGAATGCTTAGCAAAAAACATTTATTATGAATCGGGTAATGAATCCTATGAGGGAAAATTAGCTGTTGCACAAGTAACATTGAATCGTGTAAACTCCGGTAAATTTGCCACAGATATTTGTTCCGTAGTGTATCAAAAAAATAATGGAATCCATCAATTCAGCTGGGTTGGTATGAATGTAAGTGGTATTAAAGATAAATACCAATGGGAAGAATCCCAACTCATCGCCAAGAGAGCATTGACAGAACCTTATTTGCATGATATAATTGCTAGATCGAACGCATTATTTTATCATGCCGTCTATGTCACTCCTGGTTGGAATAAAGCCAAGGTTGTAACAAAGATAGGTAACCACATTTTTTATGCAAGTATCTAAAAAACCGTTTTATGATATACGAGAATATGGTGATGATGGTAGCTTAATGTTAGTGAGAATTCAGGAGAGAGAAAAGAAATCTCCTGGAATTCCTCCAGACATTTCACAATGTATGTTTTTGAATAATAATGAAATTGAACAATTAATGGAAATTTTGAATGCCTACGAAAGACGAAATACGGAACTTTAGTGTTCTAATTGAAACATTATCAACAGATAAACGATTAGGTTTAATGGATGCTATTTGTTATCATTGTAAACAAACTGGATTAGAAATTGAAGTGGCCGCAACTCTTATTTCTTCTGCACTCAAAGCAAAGATTAAAGATGAAGCTGAAGGTTTAAATTTGATGAAGAAAAGTTCCAAGTTGCCTATATGACCGAGAATAGTGGTTATGCAGCTTATGCTTTATGGAATGCTTTGAAGCTTCATTTTACCTCAGAATCGTATGACTATTTTAAATATCACGGTAAGACGAATGTTTCTAAACAGACATTCACCACAAACAAATCTAAGTATCAGTTTTATAAATTATCCCGAAAATATAGTTTAGAAGAATTAAAGAATTTCTATATTGCTAATTTTATTAAAGGTAATGCTGATTGGGTAGGAGATTTAATACAAGATGGTGATGAGAATTACCTCAAATGGCAGAAAACTCAACAGGCCTTGACATATACCTTTGAAAATGATACACTCTATTTGTTTGATAACTACAAACCAGGTGAGATGTTTAAGATTTCAGGTAATTATCCAAACCTACTAAAAGAGTTGATGCAAGGTAAGATACAGATTGAAACTTTGCTATATATGAATATGATAATGGGTTTCTTGCCTGTTTGGAAAAAAGAAATACAAGAAGATGTTGTTTGGCCTGATTGGGAATTGAAGTTGAGAAAATATCAACCATTCATATTCGACCAATACAATATTCAAAAATTTGAAGATATATTAAGAGAAAGAATTTCAGATGCAAAAGCCAAAAATTAGTTGTATCTATTTGGATATGGATGGTGTGATTGCTGACTTTGTAAAACGATACAAAGAACTCTATGATATGGAACCAAGAGAAGCCGAAAAGAAAAAAGAATTCAATAAATATTTTGATGAGTTCATTGCCACAAATCAATTTGCTACTTTAGATTTAATGCCAGGTGCTATGGATGGAATTACATTCCTTCGTAAAGCTAATGTTCCTACGCAGATGTTATCTTCTACGGCTACTGAAGATAAGTATCATGATATTTCTAAACAGAAAATGGTTTGGTTACAAACTCATGGTATTACATTCACACCCAATTTTGTTCCAGGTAAAAAACACAAGTACAAATATGCGGCCCCAGACAAAATCATTATTGACGACACACAATCAGTAATCGACCAATGGAACGCAGCAGGTGGTATTGGTATTCTTCATAAAAATTGGCAAGATACTTTGGCAATATTGAAGATATATCTTGACTGAGCCTAAATAATATGATATACTAGTAGTTGATTATGAGTAGTACAGTAGTTTTTGATAGTAGTTTATATTCCGTTTATATACCGTTAATACGAAAGGCAACATCATGAGTTCATTCTCGAACATGCAACGCAATTCTGGCAATCTAGCCAAACTCCAAAAAGCAGTAGAATCCCTCAGCACTTCAACTGAAGGTGGCAGTGAAAAATCCGACAATTATTGGAAACCCGAAGTAGATAAATCAGGCAATGGCATGGCCATTATCCGTTTTCTTCCTGCAGGTGAAAAAGATGGTGAAGATGGACTACCTTGGGTTAAAATCTTTACACATGGTTTTCAAGGACCTGGTGGATGGTTGATCGATTCATGCTTGACCACAAAGAATCAACAATGTCCAGTATGTGAACACAATTCAACATTATGGAATTCTGGCATTGAAGCTAACAAAGATGTAGCTCGCAAACAAAAGCGTAAGTTGAATTACATTGCTAACGTTTATATCGTTTCGGATCCTAAGCATCCAGAAAACGAAGGTAAGATTAAGTTGTATAAATTTGGTAAGAAAATCTTTGATAAGATTACTGAAGCAATGAATCCTGCTTTTGAAGATGAAACAGCAATCAATCCGTTCGACTTATGGAAAGGTGCTAACTTTAAGCTCAAGATTCGTAAGGTTGAAGGTTATCAGAATTATGATAAATCTGAATTTGAATCAACTTCAGCGTTGTTGGACGATGATGCTGAATTAGAAAAGATTTGGAAGAACGAATTCTCATTACAGGAGTTGATTGGTGATAAAGAGTTCAAGACATACGATGTACTGAAATCTCGTCTTGACAAGGTTCTTGGTTTGAATGGTGAAGCACCACGAACAACCGTAGAACAAGTTAAGGCAAAAGAGTTTGCTGCACCTAAGAAACAAGCAGAAGATTCACCTTTTAAAGATGATACATCCGAAGATGATGACCTGAGTTATTTCAGTAAGTTAGCTGAAGAAGATTAATTCTCACTAAATAGTATTAACACGGCCACACCCTCTATCGAAAGATACGGTGTGGTTTTTTATTGGTTAAACTACTACTGAACTATTACTGAGAAATCTATCCAAATCAGAATTTCTTTGTTTAGCCGTATTGGTAGATAAAACTCTAGATGGTTTACCACCAATATTATTCACACTATTATTTACAGAAACTACCGACTCTCCAGAACTTAATCCGAGTTGATTTTCCAGTGATGCTGGTATACCAGTTCTAGTTTGTGTTTGTGTTTCTGGTATTGGTGTCTTTGGTTGAATCGGAGGTATTATAGCGTTATCAATTTTTTCAGATATCTGTTTTTCATCAGCATTTTCAAAGTAATCGAATGCTTGACCGGCAAGATATTTACCAGCAGGTACACCTAATAAGAATCCACCTACACCACCAGCAATACCACCAATTGCTGTACCTACAACCGGAACAATACTACCCATTGTAGCACCAACCGCAGCACCAAGTTCAGCACCGCCAATTCCACCCAAAGCACCGCCAACAGCTTCAGTAATCCTCTTTTTTAATTCCGTATCGGTAATTCCACCATCTTCATGTTCTTCAATTGCATCTTCAACATCCTCATACAATTGTACACCTCCTGCAATTGTACTTAATAATGGAATTTTACCAATAACCTTTAGTACTCCTTTAGCAGCTTTGAGTGCTTTGGTAACTTTAGACACCTTAGGAACATTTGGTTTTGCTGCATACCTTCCTGTTCCTTTATCCCTATATCGTATCTTACCTTTTTTATCGGTTTCTGGTGTAACTTCTCCTGGAGCACCTTTAACGCCTGCGCCACCTTTTCCCGGAACAGGCTTAGGTTCACCAAAAACTTTCGGAAACTTACTTTTTAATCCTTGCCAGGCAGCTTCTAATCCGGCCATTCTTAGAACAAACTTTCCGAGGAATTTAGCAGTACCTAAAGCAAATTTAACAACACCTTTTATTAATCCTCCAGCCCATTTAACAAGTTTGAATATTATTTCACCTTCAACAAAATGCTTTAAGAAATCCATAAAACCAGAATCTTTATCTTTGCCTTCTTCTGGTTCTTTACCCACTCTCTTATAAGATTTCATAAAGTCGTGAATTGACTTCACTAATTCTTTGTGTCTGCGACCATCTTCATCTAATTGTTCTTGTCTAAATGATCTTTCGATTTCATCATTTAATTTATATACTTCACCAGACTTGGTCATAAAGTTATACATCTTACCGAGTACATCTGCAACAGAGTCGCCTATTCTAAGTGGTTTAATTGGACCATTACTAACTGTTGTATATTTTGGATCTTTATTCTTTTTTGATTTACCCATACCAAAAAGTTTTTTGGCACCAAAACCAGCAGCTGACATAACACCGCTAGTCAAT